TACATAACCTAGTGCACCTGCAAGTCCACCAGCCACACCTCCAGATAAAGCCATCTTATATAATGTCTTNCCTCTTAGTACAGGTATTAACCAAGTAGCAGGATCTAATATNGCACCACCAAAATAAGCTGCAGCTATTAAGCCACCACCTTCACCTTGTAATGCTGCATTTAGTTTAGCTTGTTGTGTTTTTAAATCATCATCCATGAAGAATACTTTTTCACCACCAGCAAATTGTGTAACTCCACGAATAGTATCTGTAAGACCTAATACAAAAGCATCACCTATACCAAATTCTGTATCTGGATCTGTATATAATTTAGTTAAAGATTTTTCTTGTTCCTCTTCAGGTAACAAGTCATCAAACAAACCTTTTTCTTTTAACTCATACTTATCATCAGGTGTATCTGATAATTTAAATTCATTCTTTATNGGTANNTCTCTTTCCTCTTCAGGTAANAGATCATTAAACTCATTNTTAATTTTAGGTTGATTTTCAAAATCTCTTTCATTTTCAGGTAAGAGATCTTTAAAAAGATTTTCAGCCATAGTTATATATTAAACTTATCTAAGTCTAATCCCATTGATTGGATTCTGTCTCTAGCTCTTTGTTTTGCAAGCTCTATTCTTTTTTCTTTTTCATCAGCTGATAGTGATGGACTATCACTAATCTTAGCTATTATTTCTCTTAAATCATTAATTACAATTGCTGCTGAACTAGTGCCACCTTCTTCTAAAGGTCTTTGACTTTTAATATTAATTTTAGCATCTTCCTTAACACCTATTTCACTAGTATCAGGTGCATCAAATTTTTTACCATCTTGTGGCACAGCTTTAGTATCTTGTGATTCAGCTTTAGTATCTTGTGTGGTAACAGATTTAACTTCCCCAGGCATTATAGGAAATCCAGTTATACCTTCTCTTTGTAATTCTTGATCTATATATTTAAGTCTTGCATATTCATATTTACCTTTCTTAAAACCTGCTGCTACAGCTTCATCGTAATCACTTAATAATTCGTTCATTAACACAAATTGAGGTGTATCTTTTGGAAAACTTGTTGTAGGTTGTCTTAAATCATTTACAAAAAATCCTGTGAAAAAATTAGATGCATTGTTTCTTGGCACTCTATGCTCATCAAAATTATATATAGTGCCTCCCCCTTGAATCTCTTTTAGAGATGGTATAGAGGCTTTAGTCATTTGATTAACTCCTACTTGAGCAATGTCTTCTCCCTCGTTTGGAAAAAACATTTTAGTCATATTTAGAGATCCAAAACCACCTTTAAGATTATTAAATTGATCTGTTATGAATGCATTATTTTCATCAAATGTTTTAGTTCTTTCTTTTTTTCTTTGTGTTATAGTAGATTCTAATTTATATTTATCTTCAGGAATTAATTTATTTACACTATTTACAAAGTCTTTTGTATTTGAATCACTTAATGTTATATTTTGTGCATCTGCATAATTGGCATATACTGGAGATAATTTAGTAGATATAAAATCTACGTTAGCACTTCTTGTTTTTTCTTCTGCTATAAAATTAGGTTTGTCTACATTAAAATATTGATTTCTTGCTTGTAAGATAAACTCTCTATTAAGTTCATCTTGTGCTGCAGTATCTGCTACTTTTGCTGTAAGATAACCTGTTGCTATACCTCTAGCTGCTCTCCCAAAATCTATTGCCATTATTTAGTCTCCTCTGGTTTAGCCATTAAACCTTTTTGTTTTACTTCTGCTTGAATATCTTTTGCAACTTTTTCAGCTTCAACATTTAATCTAACAGCTGATCTAATTTCTTTTTTATTTGTAATATCATCCATAGACATTTTAATATCTTCAACACCTGCAATAACACCTATAGTTGCAATCATTTTCATCACAGGTTCTGCAATTATAAAAGCTACATCTGGAGAAAATTTACCTTTTAAAAATCCACCAAATAATACAGTTCTACCTATTGCTTCTACAGGTACACCTGCATCTAACATAGCTATAATTTGTTCAGAAAACTCTGGCTCTGACATTCTATTCCATAAATGATCAGCAGCACCATCTGTTGTTACATATTGAGCTGGGTGTTCCCACGGGTAATTACCTGGCTCATCCGTTAATGATTGGCCTGGTACTGGTGTATCAAATGGGTTACCTATTCCTTCTCCAAATTCATCCATAATATCTCCTTATACGACTCTTCTTTTTCCGACTACTGTTCTTGCAACTTTATATTTATCAGAATAATATTTACCTAATCTTCTATCCCATGCAGCATATAATGTTTCAGGGTTTACTACGTCTGCATAACCTTTAGCACTACCTGACATTCCAGGCCTAGTAGGGCCTATTGCAAATTTTGAAAGTCTAGGAGCTGTTACTGATGTATCTATTAATTGAAAATCACCACCACCTCCAGGTGATTTTGTAAATAAACTATCTGTAACATCAGTTACTTTTTCTGTTATACCTGTAGGTACACCTAGTTTACCTCCTATCCAATTTACTGCTGTTTTAGTTGCTGTTTTTAATATATCTCTAATCATTATTACTCCTATAAATCAAATCCAAATTTACCAATCAATTGATATAACGCATCTTTAGATGCTTGATCTTGTAATTCAAAAGCTGTAGATCTTTCCATAGCTGCCATAGCTAAGTTATGATTTCTATTTTCCATATTCTCTGAAGAAGTATTAACCCAAGATGCCTCATCTCTCCACTGTTGCCATAGTGATGATAGGGCCCAGTTAGATAGGTTTAATATATTTTGAGCATTAGCTTGGTTAGCAGCGTTTACTGCAGCTGTGTTAGCTGTATTGATTGCTCTTCTCCAGACTACATTTGATTGGTCTATTTCTTTTTGATTATTAACATTAAATTGTTGTCTTTGATTCTCTAGTGTTGCATTGTATTGATTTAAACTAGCTTCTCTTTTTGCATTAGCTTCGTTTACTGCAATAGTATTTTGTGCGTTCAATGCATTAATTTTGCTTGTCTCTGCTTCTGCAAATTTATTCATTGCATCTACTCTAGCAGAATTTTGTTCAGATATTGTTGCACTTAGTTTATCATAGAATTGATTGACTTGATTTTGACTAGATGCATTAAATTGAAATGCAGCATTTGCCGCTGCTTGATCTGATAATAAAAACGATTGTCTTGTCTGTAGGTTTGCTAAGTTAGCTTGTTGTTTGTTAGACAAGTTAGCCATATCCATTTTAAGATATGCTTGTGCATTTGTAATATTAGCTTGCTGATTGTTTGACAAGTTTTGAAATATCATCTGCTTGTATGTAGCAGCATCTTGTGCAGCTATAGGTATAGCAGATTGCATAATACCTTCAGCCAATGCTTCAGCAGCCATTGAACTTGCACTTAAACCTCTATTAGCCATTGCGGCTTCAGTAGCTTTTGCAGCACCTCTAGCCCATACTGGTAGGGGATTACCAGAAGACAATGCTGTTTGTACTTCAGTTTGTAAACTTTCTAATTGACCTTTAACTGTAGCATCAGATGTAATAGTTCCTTGTGCAGCTTGCATAGGTTGACTTACAGTTCCCTGTGCAGCAGTTACTGTAGGAATATTTGAACCAACAGTTGCAGCTGTCATTTGTGCTGCAGTTTGTGCAGTTGGTGCAGTAGTTGTTGCAGCTGTTAATGCACCTGGTGCAGCTATAGTTGGTGCTGCGGCAGTTGTAGGTACAGCCGCTGCTAAACCTGTTCCTGGTGTTTGTCCTGTTACNGTAACAGGGGCTTGCCCTGGTTGTCCTAATAATTCTGGTGCTTGTGNTTGCTGTAGCTGTGGANTAATAGTTGTACCTTTAGGTAAACTAGGTGTACCAGCAGCCAAACTTTCTATNAAACTTACGGCTTTAGCACTACCTGTTTGTTCTGGTTGAGTAGGTGCTACAGTACCCTTTTGTAGTTTTACTTCATCTGGTGTTGCCATTATCTCCCCTGTCTATTATATTTTTTGAAGCTACGCTTCTCCTGTTTATTTTTTGATTTTTTATGTACTCGTGGTCGTTTCTTAGGTTTTGGTCTTTCTTCAAACGACTTAAACTTCTTAGCCATTATGGTTTAGTTGGCCATGTAGCGTTTTCACATTTAGCAACAGTGTCTTTACCTGCAGGCAAATCTCTAAGATCTTGTCTGTATGTTTTCATATCATCTGATAAAGTATTATCAGACAAAGCTAGGTAATCAGTTTCAGCAAGAAG